AAAGAAAAGAGAAGCGTTAGAAGACCTCTTTAAGTCTGATTCAAAGGAGCCTTAATTCCCTTCAAACCTCACAAAGGTTATTGTACACATATAACGGGATGTTGTCAAGTCCTACCCTAAACTTGTCAAGAAAATAAAATATGCTATAATGGAATATAGTTACGACAGATAAGATGTCATGCCCAGAAAGAAGTCTGAACACTATGTAAATAACAAGGAATTATTGGAGGCACTTATTGTCTATCGAGCAAAAGTTGCCCATGCAAAAGAGAACGATTTACCTAAACCAAGAATTACAAATTATCTTGGAGAGTGTTTTCTAAAAATTGCAACACACCTTTCTTATAAACCAAACTTTGTAAATTATATGTTCCGTGATGACATGATATCTGACGGTATTGAGAACTGTGTTCAGTATATTCACAACTTTGATCCAGCAAAATCGAAGAATCCTTTTGCATATTTTACTCAAATCATACACTATGCATTTCTAAGAAGAATACAAAAAGAAAAGAAACAGTTAGATATTAAGAATAAAATTATTGAAAAGACTGGATTTGATGAAGTCATGCATGTTGATGAAGGAGGGGCCTTGACAGGAGCAATGTCTGAGTATAATACAATTAAGGATAATATTGCACAGAAGAAAAATAGATGAGAGTTGCCATTATAACAGACACCCACTACGGTGCTCGTAAGGGTTCAAAACATTTACATGACTATTTTGAACTATTCTACAAAAATGTATTCTTCCCCTCGCTAGAGGAGGAGGGCATTGATACCATCATTCATATGGGTGATGTATTTGATAGTCGTAAGTCAATTGATTACTATAGTCTTGAGTGGGCTAAGAGAGTTGTGTTTGAACCAATGAAGAAGTATCAGGTTCACGCAATCACAGGAAATCATGATTGCTACTATAAAAATACAAATGAAATAAACTCTCCAGAATTATTGTTAACTAATTATGACAACATTACAACTTACTCAAAAGCAACAGATATTAATCTTGATGGATTAGATATTCTTCTTTTACCTTGGATTAGTGTTGATAATCATGATGAGACTCTTGAAGTTATTCAAAATTCAAAAGCAAAGATTGCGATGGGGCATCTTGAATTAAATGGATTTAAGGCAACTCGTGGTCATATGATGGAAGATGGTATGGATGTAAAGGTGTTTGATAAGTTCGATAAAGTCTTCTCAGGACACTTTCACACACGCTCCACTGATGGTAAAATATTTTATCTAGGTAATCCATATGAAATGTTTTGGAATGATGTAAACGATCCAAGAGGGTATCATTTGTTTGATACTGACACTCAGGAACAGACTCCAGTTAACAATCCTTATAAATTGTTTTATAATGTATATTATGAAGATACTAATCATAAGTTGTTTAATACAACTCAATATCATAACAAAATTGTAAAAGTTATAGTTCGTAAAAAATCAAATCCAAAAGAATTCCAAAAATTTATTGATAAATTATATCGATCAGGAGTTCACGATTTAAAGATTGTTGAGAATTTTGCAATCGCTGAGAATAAAGATTTTGACATTGAAGAAGATGAGAATACAATTTCAATTTTAAATCGTTATATTGATGAATCTGAGATTGAATTTGACAAAGGAATTGTAAAGAACATTTTTCGTGATCTATACAGACAAGCATGCGAGGTAGAATGATGTATTTACTTACTCTTAATAGTCGAAGGGATGACGGTGCATATGCTGTGCAAGATTCTGATGGAGACAAAGTTCTCTTTTTATTTGAGGAAGAGGACGATGCTGTTCGCTATGCAATGATGTTGGAGGATAACCTCGAACAAGAAAAAAACATGCAAGTTATAGAAGTTGAAGATGACCTTGCCATTAAGACCTGTAGCATGTATAATTATAAGTATGCTGTCGTCACACCCGATGACCTTGTGATTCCACCTAATAATGATAAAGTTCAAGAAAATTAAATGGAAGAATTTCCTGTCAACGGGAGACCATTGGACAGAAATTGACTTCCTTGAAAAGAATACAAACTTAATTATTGGTCATAATGGTTCAGGAAAGAGCACTTTATTAGATGCACTGACCTTTGTTTTGTTCAATAAACCATTCCGTAAGATCAATAAATCTCAGTTAGTTAACACAGTTAATGAAAAAGATTCTGTAGTTGAACTGGAATTTGATGTGAATGCAAGGGAATATGTGGTTCGTAGAGGTATGAAACCAACCATATTTGACATTGAAGTTAATGGAGAACCTTTACATCGACAGGCTGATGATCGATCAAATCAAAAGATTCTAGAAGAAAATATATTAAAAGTTAATTATAAGTCATTTACTCAGATAGTAATACTTGGAAGTAGTACATTCATACCCTTTATGCAACTCTCAAGTTCAGTTCGTCGTGATGTAATTGAGGATTTACTTGATATTCGTATCTTCTCATTCATGAATAACTTATTGAAAGATAAATTAAGAATACAAAAAGAACAAGTTCGATCTCTTAATTTAAAAAGAGAGAACTTAGAAGATAAGATTAAGATGCAAGATAAGTTTATTCAAGAAGTAGAGAATCAACATAAGAATAGTATTAATTCTAATCGAAATAAGATAGACACATTAATATCTGAATCTGAAAATTACCTTGTAATAAATCAAGACTTAGAAAATTCAGTTGCAGACTTAACAAAGAATCAGGAAAAGTTTGTAGGTGCTGACAAGAGATTGTCGAAATTGAACAATTTTAAAGGACAAATATCAAATAAGGTATCTAACATTACCAAAGAACACAAGTTCTTCAAAGAGAATACGGTTTGTCCCACCTGTACTCAGCATATAGAAGAAGACTTCCGTTTAAATAAGATTGAAGACGCTCAATCTGAGGCAAAGAAACTTAAGAAAGGTTTTGAAGACTTAGAGAATACAATCGAAGAAGAGAAAGAAAAGCAGCGTCAGTTTGTCAAATTAACAAAGGAGATTACTAAACTCAACAATGGCATTTCTAAAAACAATACTCACATCTCTATCAATCAAAAACAGATCAGAGAACTTGAATCAGAAATTCAAACTATTACCGATCAGTTTAAAAACAGAAATACTGAGCATGAAAAGTTAGAAGAGTTTAAAGAGAGTCTCAAAACAACTGACGATAAACTTTCCGAAAGAAATCAGGATATCGTTCATCACGACTTTGCGTATTCCTTACTCAAAGATGATGGAGTCAAGACTAAAATAATTAGAAAATATCTACCTCTTATTAATCAGCAAGTCAATCGTTATTTGCAGATGATGGATTTCTATATCAATTTTAAGTTAGATGAGGAGTTCAATGAGACAGTAGAGTCACCAATACATGAAGACTTTTCATATTCATCATTTAGTGAGGGTGAGAAGATGCGTATTGACTTGGCATTATTGTTTACTTGGAGAGAGGTAGCAAGAGTCAAGAACTCTGTAAATACAAATTTGTTAATTATGGATGAAGTATTTGATTCATCTCTTGATGGATTTGGTGTTGATGAATTTATGAAGATTATTCGTTTTGTCATTAAAGATGCTAATATATTCGTTATATCTCATAAGTCAGACTTACATGATAAGTTTGATAATCTTATGAAGTTTGATAAAGTTCGTGGATTTAGTCGGAGAATTGTATGAAGATTTTAGTTACTGGACATCTTGGTTTTATTGGAAGTCATGTATATGAATACTTCACTCATCAAGGACATCAGGTTGATGGTTATGATATACCATATGATCTAGGTGATTTTAAAACAGAAAAGAAATATGATTTGGTGGTACACCTTGCAGCGAATGCTGCAATTCGTGAAGCAATTGAAAATCCAGATGCATTCTGGGAGAATAATGTTACGAAATCCATACCAATATTTGAATATTGTAGAGAGAATAATGTAAGATGTTTATATGCAAGTTCTGCTGCTGTTTATGAGTGGTGGATAAATGCATATGCAATATCCAAGAAGGTAAATGAAATACAGGCACCACCAAATAGTGTGGGTATGAGATTCTTTAATGTATGGGCAGAGAAAGTTAGTCGTAGTGATATGATATATCGTATGTTAGAAGAAAAAACTGTAACCTATCTTACAAGACACAAAAGAGATTGGATTCATGTTAATGATATTGTAACTGCTATTGCAACTTTGATTCCAAGCAGTTATACTGGAGTATTAGATGTTGGCACAGGAAATCCTGTATCAGTTATTGACCTTGCAACTAAAATGGGAATGGGAGATTTACCTATCAAAGAAGATACACCAGGTGAAAGAGATATCACCTGTGCGGATACTTCACAGTTAAGAAAACTTGGATGGATACCAACAATCGATATTCTTGATTAATATGGACAAAAATAAAGCAGCATTTAAATTAAAAGGTGTACCACCAATCTATTGCATCAACTTAGATGGTGAACCAGAGAGATGGTTTTATATGGAAACTCAATTTAAATATTGGGAGATAGAAAATTACACACGCATCTCTGCATATGATGGTCGTGAAGATGATCTAAGTGATATTATAAAAGGTAAGTATCCTGACAAGATGTCATCAGGTGAAGTTGGATGTGTGACATCTCATTTGAAAGCAATGAAGGAGTTTCTTAAAACAGAAGAACCTTATGCGTTTATTATCGAAGATGATTGTGATTTTAATCCTGTAAGACACTGGAATTTTTCTTGGAGAGATGTTATGTCCAAGATACCATATGACTTTGATGTATTTCAAACTGCAATCATAAATCCTGGTCAATTATTTTTAAAGATGCATAAAAGATTTGTAAATGATTTTTCAACTGCATCTTATTTGATTACTCGTCACCATGCAACTAAACTTGTAAATCTTCACTGTCGTGGTGAAAAGTACAAATTAGATCAAGGAGCAAAACCAAGAGCAGTGGCAGATGATTTAATATACAATTCTGGTAACACTTATGCAATGCCATTACTTTTATATAAAATTGAAATGGGTTCGTCAATACATGGTGATCACGTTGAAGTATTTCATCGTAGTAGTCATAATGGACTTAC